GCTTTTTGACAAAGACAGATACGCATACGAAAAACTACACGACGGATTCAATAAGTATTTCAAGTGGTTTGATTTTAATTTTCAAGCCGCAATGAAATGTTTAAAATCTCAAGAGTATAGAGAGCACTATGCAGCAAAGACAGGATATGATGTAAATGGTATCATGACAGCTGCTATACAGTGGTCTAAAAACATGCGTAATCGTAAGACATTTTTGTACAACCATCCTTCTAAGTTTTTGGCTGCGAAGGAATTAATTGATACCTTTGATGTCCCTACGATCACATTTTCAGAGACCGTAAAATTTGCTAACGAGCTTACAAAAACGTTGCAACCCTGGGCAGTTTCTTATCATTCTAAGATGAAACCCTATGCTAAACAAATGGCAATAGAGAACTTCAAAGATCCAAGAAGCGACATCAAGGTTATATCAACAGCTCGAGCCTTAGACGAAGGTTTTGACATACAAGGAGTATCCATGGCAATAGTATGCAGTGGTACATCTACATCAAGACAAGATCTTCAGCGTACAGGTAGAGCTATTCGTTGGGCACCAGGTAAAACTGGTCTAATGATAAACTTGTACATAGCAGATACACAAGACGAAAAGTGGCTACGTCAACGTCAGAAGAAAACCATTAACGCGACTCACGTTAATTCAGTTAAAGAAATCAAAGAGGCTTTGAGTCAAGCTTCTCTAGAATACTTAAACGTAATATAGTATGTTATTAAACACTCCGAAACAGTACGTAGATTACTTATGCAAGCATAAGATAAGTCCTACACAATTTCTATTCTTATACATTATTTATGAAAATGACTATGCTTCCTTGTACAAGTTTGTACATGAGAATGGTGGCTTTGAATTAAAAGAACTAGAAGATTTAGAAGATCGGGGTTATTTAATTAACGAGGGAAGTAGTGATACTTCATGGGCAGATAACTATCGTGTTACTAATAAGTTTATCAAAGAGCTTTATAACACTGATATATCAACAGCATATGACGAATTCTTTGAAGCCTATCCCCTGCAGATTTACATTAACGGTAAGAAACTACCTGGTAGAAATGCAACAATGAAAACCCGGACCTTTTACAAGAAAAGTATTGCACCTAAACGTGCACTACACACTAAAGTAATGGAATGTTTAGAATGGGCAAAGAACAATGCTCAGATACACATGGGCATGGAAAAGTGGATAGAAACAGAACAATGGAAAACAGTAGAACAATTAATGAAAACAGATATAGATGGATTTGAATCTCCAAACGACAAAGTTTACTAGTTTACAGATAAAGACAGCAGAACAAGCTATTAAGGAAGCAGACAAGTTCCTCTACGAGGGTGCAACAGGTCAGCGTCCTTTCTTAGCTACACGCTGGCAGAAAGTAAACACTATGCTTCTCGGTGGGTTTCATTTTTTTCAAACCTATTTTCTAGCAGGTGCATCAGGTCACGGTAAGTCATTCTTTACCAACATGTTGCACACTGACTTTACATCTAATTATCTAGGTAATCAAGATGTGAAGGTTCTACATTTTTCTTTCGAGATGCATGCAAAGGACGAGATGATTCGTAAAATGAGTCAGCTTGGTAAAGTAGACTACCGCAAACTAGTTTCATCTGACAACCCTTTGACAGAACAAGAACTTGAAGAGCTCAGAAATGAGTACTCCAAGATGAAAAATGAAAACGTTTATTATGTAGAGACCCCCTCTAATAGGGATAGAATCTATGCAACTATCAATGATTTTTGCAAAGAGTTTAAAGACTCTAAAATTGTTATCTCATTAGATCACACCTTGTTGGTTACCCCTAACCCTGGTGAAAACGAAATACAATCTCTTGCTGAGCTGGGTAAAATGTTTATCCAAGTAAGAAAAGAATTTCAAACATGTAATATTCTTATTGGTCAGATGAATGACAAGATGGAGAGTAAGGAACGGAGAGATCCAACTAACCCTGCACTGCATTATCCAACCAAGACAGACATACATGGTTCAAAACAAATCTATCATGCAGCTGACGTAGTTATGGTATTACATCAGCCGATATTATTAAACATAGAGCACTATGGTAAGAAGAGATTTCCTACTACTGATCTTGTTGCCCTACACTGTTTGAAGAACAGAACAGGTACAGCAGGTCTAGTGCGTCTTAAGAATAATTTATCACATGGTAGGTTTGACGATTACAGTTCAACTTTATTTTAAAATCAATTATATGGAATTACCAAAGACAGTAGTAAAATCACAAACAGTAAATCCTAGCCTTCTGACTATATTCGGTCAATCAAAGGCAGGTAAGACAACAATGTTGTCTAAACTCGAAGGGTGTCTAATTATAGATACAGAACGAGGTAGTAAATATATCGATGCCTTAAAGGTAGAGGTAGGATCAACATCAGATTTAAAACAGCTAGTAGGTGCGCTTAAAGCAGAGCCTAATAGATATAAATATATTGCGCTAGACACAATTGACAACGTAGTCTCATGGATAGAGAAAGACATTGCAAGAGAGAATAATTTAGATTCTTTTGCAAAGCTTCCTTTCGGTGACGGTTACAATCAAGTGCGTACAAGAGTTATGGGTTTAATTGACGCCTTATTAACTTGTAGCGACCATATCATTCTTGTAGGACACAGAAAGAAGACAATCATCGGAACGGACTCAGTAGAAGTTAACGTAAGCAGTTTAGATCTTTCAGGTAAACTAAAGAATTACATTATGGCTAAGTCAGATGCAATTGGTTTTGTATATAGAAACGAAGACAATGTGTTAAGCATTTCTTTTGAGGCTTCCGACGAGATAGAAGCAGGTACACGTTTACCTCATTTAGCAGGTAAAATACTACCCTTCGATTGGAAGAATATATATAAAACAAGTATAAAATAACAGAAGATTCTGCTGTTTATTTTGTATATTAGTAGTCAATATAACAATAAAACAAATTTTAATTTTAAAAAGCGATTATGTATCAATTACAAGAAACACAAACAAGTGCTCCTAGTTATAAACTAATGAGCCCGGGTATCAACGAGAACGTTCAACTAGTAGATGTCACTTTTGACACACTTAGACAAGACGGAACTGGTGGTAACGTTGTTAGATTCTATTTCCAAGACGAAGAAGGAGCTAAGTTTACACATACACAAATGGAAGTTACAAGTTTAGAAAGACTACAAGAGTCTTCTAAGAATGCAGCTGCAGCAGGAAGAAGCTGGTCTTCTACACCTGAGCAGTTACATGCTGACTTGATTAGAAATACAGGTGAAGTACTACACCACATTTTGTCTGCATTTATTCCTAAAGAACGTGTAGCAATTAGTGGTGCAACATGGAATGAACTTGGTAAAAACCTTATCGAGTTGATTGGTAACTCTTATGAAGGACACAAGTTCAAGATTAAGTGTGTATATGACAAGCAAGGTAAGTATTTACAATTTCCTTCTCGTCCTGTACAGCCTTTCTGTTTACCTCAAGACTCTGCGCAGCAGTTAGTTGTAGGGTACAGAGACAACATTACTCCTGCTCAACCAACTAACGAAGCAGAGATTAGTTCAAATACTAGTACTTCTACTGCAGGAGATACTTGGTAATTCATTCAATCAGACATTATAAAGGGAGGCTTCGTGCCTCCTTTTTTGTCTACAAACTACAGTAAATGTATAATTTAAACCCAGTAATAACTAAAGAGTACATCTTAGCGAGGCTAGATCAAGCTCAAATATTAGAATATTATTTAGGGATTAAAGTTGACGTCAATGCAAAAGTAAAATCCCCATTACGTAGAGATAATAATCCTTCTTGTTCATTTAAAATGATCAATGGGACTATTTACTTTAAAGATTGGGCGCAAGGGTTCTCAGGCGATTGGATTAAGATCATACAATATAAGTATGGTGTTACCTACGCTAAAGCTCTTGAGAAATGTGCTGTAGACTTTGGTCTAACAAACGGCAGTGTCAACGCAACAGTTGTTAAAAGAGAATACGAACCAGCAAAACTAGAACCAAAAGAGTCTAAGATAGAAATCAAAATTAGACCTTGGGATCAATACGATAGAGATTTCTGGTCTAAGTATGGAATTAACAAAGCTGTATTAACCCTTTATAATGTATACCCCTGTGAAATAGTATTTTACAACACAAAGGTAGTATACACAAGACGTAAAAACGATTTAGCATATGCTTATAGATTTGGTCCTGGGCAGTATAAAATTTATATGCCTCAGCGTAACGCATTTAGATGGTTATCTAATTACAACAGCTGGCAGGGTCTAGAACAAGTACCAGAGTT